AAAGGGAAAACCTATGAGAGAGATTTGGGAGTATGTGGAAAATGTAGTTAAGAAAGTTGAAGTGTTGTTCCCTAAACCCATGAAGTTAGAGTTTGAAGGTAAAGTGTATACTAAATTTCTAATTCTTACCAAAAAGAGATATGTAGCACAGATGGCAGACATTAATGGTAATGTATCATCCAAGTTGGTAAAGAGAGGTATTGTATTACAAAGAAGAGATAATTGTCAATTTTTAAGAGATGTGTATCAAAATACAGTGAACGATTTGCTTGATAGAATTGATATGTTTACAGATATTAAAACCAAAGAAAATAAACAAAAAGATCCTGCTGTGTGTTCATTATTGAATAACATCATCTACAATATAGACGAATTGTTTCAGATGAAATATTCCTATAAGAGTTTCGTTATTACAAAATCACTTACAAAATTACCAGAGGACTACAAGAGCAAAACCATACCAGTTCATGCTTATTTAGCTGCAAAGATGAAGAAGAGAGGAATTATGGTTCAGATTGGAAGTCGTATAGAATACTTGTTGTTAGATAGAGGAAGAGGATATGATAAAAATGAATTACAGCAGGAAAAAGTAGAAGATGTAACCTATTTCAGCGAATTCAGAGATGTGTTGAGATTGGATTATTTGTATTATTTACGAAGTCAGGTAGTTAAACCTATAGACGAGTTATTAAGTGTTTGTTTGGGTGTAGAGAAGTTTTTGGATACGCAGTTAAAGTTGAGAATACAGAAAAACAATTTCAATATATTCTTTAAAAAGAGCATTAATAAAACAATTTTAGAATAAGTATAATAAATAGGAATTATGAATTTTATTTTAAATTTAAAATAAAATTATATATGCAATCAGTATACATAAAAAGTCAAAATGATTTTATAAACGCCAAAAATCCTACCTCTTTAAAAGCTTATGATTTTGCTATATTTCCAGTTAACGGTAGAGCAATTCCTGTTTCAAATATGGATATAAATTATTTATCTAATACTGTGACATTTAATAATCTGATTAGTTATAATGGTACATCTAATACTGTTATTAATGTTTCTACTAACACTACTATAAAAGATTATTTTAATAATTCATATACAGGACCAAGAATATATAGAAATAATTTTTATGAAAGTGTTATAAGTGTAATTATAAATAAAACTATTGACATAAATGACCCAACCGCATTTTTGATGTATGATAGTTCTGGAGACCAAACTATTGTAACGAGTATAGTTGATTATCAAACTTATTATAGATTTACAAGTTCGTTAGGAAGTATAGACTTTGATAAAAAAAGCGGAGTTCCTTCAAGCACAAGATTTGTTGTATACAAATATGATGGATATTCTCATATAACAAAAGATTTTTATGATAAAGTATATAATGGATTATCTAATCTACAAATAAGAGAAGGTGACTCTACTACTTATCAAGTATATTATTCTGAAGATTTTATACAGAAATTAAAAGTATATATTATTCATAAGACAAGAAAAACAGATATTATGTCTCATAAAATATATAGAAATTATATCTAATATTTTTTGCCTCCAAATTCTACTACAGGTGCGTGGGCGGATGAAGGCGTGTCATATTATAAATCAGGAAATGAAGTATATTCTGCTGGTTGCGTATATAGAGATAATAGAAATTGGTTTGCGGGCGGACAAACACCTTGTGATTATTGTATATACAGAAAAGATTTCTTTTCAAATTTTACACCAAATTTAAATAATATACTATTTACCATGGAACAATAACGATTTTTAAGTTATAATAAGTTTCAATTTCAAGTATTATTTCATTACCTATTACATTCCAAATACAAATACCAGACGATAAACCCACAAATCGTATTCTAGTTTATGAACAAGGGACAAACAAGTTAATACACATTACTGACTGGTTCGCAAAAGGTTGTGCTTACAAAACTGATAAATCATTAGTGTGTGATCAACCAACAAGTTCCAGAACAGACCAATCAAAATTTACATATACAGCAAAATAGAAATTTTTATACTTTTAAGATAAATTGAAATTTATAAAATGGTCGTGTAGAAATCATTTCCAATTCTTCCTTTGAGTAATATGAAACACACGTTCCTTTTAATACAAGTTTAAAAGATAGAGGAGGAAAAATATTTTTTAATTTTCTTTTTATTTGGTAAATGAGTGTTTCACCAATTTATATAAAAAGTGAAAATGGTTCTTTAGATTTAAGAAAGAATCAAAATGATTTATTATATTTAAGAAGAATTTCTGATTACAGTCCTTACGAATTTACAATATATCCTATTACTGACCAATCTGCTCCTAATAAAACAAATTTCCCTGGCGAATATGATAGAGCAATAACTGTAAATTCTATTATAAGTGTAAATAATAATGTAACATTTAATAATTTAATTAGAATATATGAAGATGGAAAGGTAGAACAAAATATTTCTAATAGTTGGACGCCGCGAGTAGATTACTTTAGTTCTTCATATACAGGACCAAAAGTGTATTTGAACAACTTATACCAAAGTATAATTAATGATATTAAAAACAATACTGTTGATACAGTATATACAGTTACATATATGTTATATGGACCTACTGGTGAACAAAGAGCAGTAACTAGTATAACAAAACAGAATGGATATTATAGATTTTTTGTTACTGGTATTGGAGGAACAGATTTCAATGAAAATACAGGTTTACCTTTAAGATCAGTTGATATAAACAGTAATATAATTCCTTTAACTTATGTTGTATACAAGTATGATGGATATAGTCAGTTTACAAATCAAATGTATTATACTATTTTTACTACTATAAAAAATACTTATTGGAGTATTGGTGATGTTATATCTCCAGGATTTGCTGGAAAAAAATTTGATTTAAATAATGTTAATGTTTCTTCTTTAAGAGAATATATTGATAAATATAATATATATATAACAAGAGGAAGAGACACTAGTAATACAGAAAAAAAAGTAGAATGGATTTGGGTGGATTATGGTATGTTGGTTAGACTTGCCTTTTTTTCTAATTTTGGAGCTCCGTTTTATGAAGGAGTAAGTTATAATGGTTTACTATATAAGGCAATATATGGGGAGGAACCCAGCAGGTTATAGAATATATAGAAGAACTGGAGGATTTTTGAATTTTAATAAAACTAATTCTACCGCTTTATCACTTATTGATTTACAAAATTTTATAACTATTACTATATCACCATCAATTTCTTTAGGTATTAGTTCATCTCCTTTTACATTTTATATAAACATCCCAAATAATAAACCTACAGACCGTATTTTAGTTTATCAATCAAATACAAACAAGTTAATACACATTACTGACTGGATACCTAAAGGAAATACACAAAACGTAAACACTCAAAAAGTAACTATTAATTACACTAATAATGGAGTATTAAATGTGACTTCAAGTGTAGTTCCAGTTATAAAATCTAGTTACGCTTCTGTAGGAAATATTCCATATTCAGGTTGTGATAACAATAATAAAAATAATTGTAAAGTTGTATTAAAAGGTTATGAATGGAATAAAGAACCTTTTAATCCACTAAAAATTAACAATAATAGTTTCTGTAGAGCACTAGGAAGCACTTTTAGAGGAGGTCAGAGTATGTATTTAGGAAATGTTATAGATAATAAATGTAGAGTAAGAGAATATTATGATATCGATGGAAGAGGAAATTATATGGGGGATAGACTATCTGACAAATCAGATTTCGAGTATTTGAATTTACTTAATGATAGCGGAATTATATGGACTAATAAAAATAATGTTCCATCAGATAGTAAGAGAAGAGTTTTAGTTCAAATAAATAGTTGGGATCCTAATAATGAAGTTGCTAATTCTATATGTAAAGTTAATGATATGATAGGACAAATTGAAGGTGATTATTGTTTATTATCAAATGATCCTTATAATAAAAGATTTACATACAATAATTTTGATGTTTTATACCAAGCAGGTAAAGAACCATAACAAATTAACAAATTTCTACTGAATATATAAAGGCGCTCTTGAAATTATCAAAGAAAATTGCACTATACTTATATTGAATAAATTTCTTAAATTATATTTAAGAAATTTTTTTACAATTGAATATTAGCATAAAGTGAATAAATATTTTTACTTACAACTGAATAGCATCATCCAATTGGGGTAAAGATAACTTGGAAAGAGACAAAATCAATTTACGACTATCATTCATACTGATTTTGTTAGGAGTTAGAGCACATGCTTTATAAACACCATTTTCAAAAGTAATAACACCAACTGCTTTAACAGAAGGGTCTGCTCTCAATTTGTTTCTTGCACTTTCAAGAGCTTTTGTTCTATCTTGGCAATCTTCAAGAGCAAACAAGAGATTGTTAGAGGAAAGATAAAAGGAAGTGTAAGTCATAGACATTTAATATAAAGAAACAAAATATTTAAATTTTTTTATTTCATATAAATAAAATGAGAAGTTGTCCTAAAGGAAAAATACTAAGAAAGAGTTACAAACGAAAATCCTACTTTCGTAAAGACGGTTCAAGAGTAAAAAGTTCAATAGTTAAAGCATCTTGTATTAAAGATGTAGGTTCTAAAGGTAAGGGTAAAAAGGTAATTAAAATATTAAGAAAGGGCAGTTTGAGAAAGCACGGATATGCTATGAAAAGTCCTGTTCAAAAACGTCATGATGCTTTAAGAAAAGCAGTAAAAGAATACGGTAAGTCTTCTACTATTAAGAAACTTAATGTCATATCTCTATATAACAAGAGAAGTCATCCTAAGACATCTCTTAAGGCAAAGAATGATATGGAGTTTGTAAGAAAATTAAGAATCTAGGTTGTAAATCATAGCGCTAACTAGACACATTTCAATCAAATCTGTGGTGGATAAAAACTGAAAAAATCCGCTAATATCATTATAAAAATCTTCAGCAATGGTATAGAGCACATTTTTATCATCTTGAGATGTATCCTCATCTTTAAATTCAAGGAAAGGGTAAATAGAACTAATCATTTTAATTATATTAAATATAATTAAACTGTTATTTAATTTCTTTTTTCAATCTTTCAAGGTAGAGAATAGCATCCATTAATTCTTCTTGTACATGTTGTATCCATTCAACAGTCTTTAGATCATCTCTATCAAGTGTTGTTCCGTATTTTTGAATACCAAGGTCACTCCTGCTAATAAATTTTTGAACAATTGAATTTACAATACTGTCTTTACTATATTCCATTTATTAATATTTTATTTTAACCTTTATGCTTATATAAATGACACTTCATACATTTGGTGATAGTCATTCTCATCATGGATTTGAGAAAATTAAGAAAATACATCATGACCTAGGACCACTTTTATGTTATAATTTTCCAAAAAGATTTGACATTAATAAATATCAATCGTCTATCAAAGAGGGAGATACAGTTATTTTCTGTTTAGGTGAAATAGATTGTCGATGTCATATACATAAACACATTACTTGTGATAAAAGTTATGAAGTCATTATAGACGAAATTGTTGAAAATTATTTCGAAGCAATAAAAAGAAACACTGAAGGATTAAGAGTTTGCGTTTATAATGTTGTTCCTGCAGTTAGAAAAACGGATACTTGGAATAATGAATCATTCCCGTTTATCGGAACTGATGATGAGCGTAAAAGTTATGTATTGTATTTTAACAAAAAATTAAGAGAAAAATGTCTTATTTATAACTACATTTTTGTAGATATTTATAACAAATATGTGGACAAAGATGGATTTTTAGATAGAAAATTATCAGATGGAACTGTTCATATAGGAGATGGGAAATTCTTAGAAGAATTTTTATTTAACATAAATATTATTAATTAATGGTTTAATTCTAGGA